ACTTGAGGGTCTTCTACAACCTCTATTTCTGCAACTTCCTGAACTTCTACTTTTACAGTTTCTTGTACAACTGTTGCCACTATGACAACTTCTGGCATCACTACCTGTACAGGCGGTATATAAGCCACTTCAGTCTCTTCCTCAACTACGGTCGTGAGATAGTAATTAGGGCATGACACGCTGTAACTAGAATCAATATCGCACTGCTGATCCAAATACGCCTGCTGATACCCATCGCAACCTATGTCATACAATGGGCTTTCTGCACAGCTCTGGTTGTATATGTACTCAGCGTAGGCTTCGGGGTAGTAGTTGCAAATCAATGAACTCATTGGCTCGGCACTACATATACTATTGCCCTCTGGTATCACTATTGGCTGAGATCCTTGGCTGTCCCAATAGACTGCGCCATGTTCTTGTATTTCGTTGTAAAACCATTGCTCGTACTCGCCTAAACTTCTATCGCCTACTATTCCAACAGTCACGTTATGATTCTTTATATCCAACTTCTCATACGTCATTTGTATATTGCCTGCTGGGTAAATAGTCAGGTCAAACGTATTATCTGTGGCTTCATCGTAATACTCAGATAAATTCTTCCAAATATACTTTTGGTATGTAGCGTCACCTTGGCTGTAGAAGCGTCCTCGCCCAGTGTTAATTAAGTCCGTATGGAACGGCATAATGGTATAGTTGAAGCGCGAACCAGTATAGTGATCTAGGTCAACACCCTCGCAACAAAACCCATCGTACTGAGGCTCTAAGAAGCCAACAACTCCGTTAGCAAACATGAAGCTGGTAATGTAATTGTTACCGTAAAATGGAAAGGTGAATCCTAGTGGAACCTCTACCCATCCATCGTCTGGTATCTCGTACTCTATTACAGGCGCGTCAGCGTTAGAGTAAGAAGATAGCAAAAACACCCATACCAAGAATGCCAGCCCAAAGATTGTCCAAGAACTTGCCCCTGTCCATCGTTGTAATTTCTTCTTTAGTTGGTATCTCATCTTCATTCTCCACCCATAGAGCTTTGGCTTCTGTTCCTATCTTGCCTTTGATTGGGCATGGTGTGCCTGCCTTCAACATGGCATCAAAGACTCTAAAGTCCTGACACATCACGCTAACTGCCGCCACTTTCATTCCCATATCGAAAAGAATTTTACTGATCTTTAATCGCTCGCAATTGGCATCTCTATAGGCTTGGCCTGTGCTAATGCCGATGATCTGCGTCTGTACTGCACCACTCACCCCGATGGCGCACAAATCTGAGTTGCTCGCGTTAATAGATGGCGAGATAGCTGATGGCGGATTAGTCCTTATCGTTGTAGTTGTCGCCGACTTACTACTAACCGTAGAATTACTGGTTGAATCAGTGACAATAGGGTCAGCAGCAGTAGCCATTACAGGCAACAACACGGCAAGCCAAAGCAACCTACGCATTTATTTCTCTTGAGTTACTCATTGGCTATTCTCCTATTCTGGGGCTGCGGCTGCTTGTGCCGCTGCGTAAGCTGATACAACAGCATCGGTATGTACTGCTGCACAGATAGCAATTACCTTGGCATCTTCACCTGTAGTGTCACAATCTGGCGCGCATACGTGACGATGGAAAGATGAGGAGAGTGCTACACCATCTTCTAATACTCGTGTGGCTGTTCGCACTTGAACTGTGCCGTTTTCTAGGACTTCGATTTTATCTACGATTACTTCTTTAGTTAGTGCCATGTTACTTCTCCACTAGCAATTCCATGCTAGATAATTAGGTTATGATGCTGCGTAGTAAGTGCCGCTTATAAGGATATGTGAGCCAGACATTTGTGAGTTTAGTTTAGACGTGTCGGAACCCGCTAATCTAATATCAAACTTAATATCGCCAGCGTTTACTTGACAAATTACTCCACCCGAAGCACTACGGCCTGTTAAGTATGAATAGTTATTACCCGATTCTGCTGCAAAAGGCAGTCCTCCGATAAGACAATCGGAGCCTTGACTGTTTGCAGGGAAAGTAAAGAAGATGTTCACATGAACCAATCTTCCTATCTTTACATACCTAGACCCTGTGTTACCAAAAGTAAGATTCCCGCCAGAGACATCTACAGCAGTCCAAGTACCCTCTTCATAATCATCTAGGGCATTAGCTGCTGCTGTGTCTCCGTTGAATGATATGCCACCGCTTGATTGGAAACGTGCAGATTCTCTAGCAACTGCTCCATTAGGTCTCGTAATAACAACCAATGAGCTTTCACTATCGCCTGTACCAGCCACGGCAGCAATGCCAGATGCCCCGTTGGTGTAGTTTTGCCCATCAGGTATAAATCCAATGCCTGTCGCAATGTTGTCAGTATCCAACTGGTTTCTACAAAGAATATCAGCCCAAGTAGTGTAATTTGCAGCGTTAAAAACAGTTGATCGCTGTAGCTCAGTCTGTAACTTTACTGATGGAGAGGCAGTGCCAATACCTACGTTGCCATCATCACGGACGACCATAGCTGATACGTCAGAGCCACTAGAAGCGGATACTAAATCTAGTATATTGAAGTTTCCAGAATCGTTAGCTTTAATCCTTACTTTTAATCCTTGACCAGCACCATTATCATTATTTAGATAAGTTTGATAGCCAGCTATTTCCTTTGTGACATGTAAAGGTTGTGTAGGTGTACCGCCGATACCAACGAGTCCAGTGTTAGCAACAGTCATCGCAGTAGTCCAGCTTATCGCTGAACCTGCTGCTCCTGATGGGGCTACATAAAAGTCATGTTTACCAGACTGCTGCCTATAAAGTGATGATTTATCAGTGCGTAAATATTTAGCACCACTATTCTCATAGACGTTAGTGCCTAAATACGTTGCTGAATCATTACCTATACCATCAGCATGGGCGTATAGCATAGTCTGCTCACCCATCTGTAAAACATCATAATTACTATGCCAAGTAGCTGGAGTTACACCAATACCAACATTTCCAGAAGGGTCTATAACCATACGTTGTTGAATAGGAAGACTGACTGATGGTGCCGTGTAAAATGCTAAACTGTTTTGATTGTACGGGCCGTCAACAGTGGTCTTTATGGCTGTTCTTACGCCCTCTCCTGTAGTATCGTCGCCTGAATAAAACTCCACACCCCCTAAGAAATCTCCTCCAGTGTAGCCAGATTCCCAATTAGCGTCATGCTCTAATCTAATTACAGAACCCTGACGCGCTGCTCCTGAAGTTATGGCTCCAGCGGTGGAGGTTTTAACGTGAATATCTGTAGCTGGAGCCGTGGCTCCTACGCCAACTTTTCCAGAAGATAATCTCATGGCTTCTGCGTTAGCAGTTGCAAAAATCATATCACCAGATTCATAGTTCCAAAGATACGCAGCGTTAGAGTTGGATTGCAGTAGGACACCATCGGATGCTGTTGCACCTGAAGCGCTGTTCTGTACCCGTAAGTTTCCGCTGGTAGTGGTTGAGGTGGCGGTCAGACCATTAGCAGTTGCAGTATTATTAACTGTAAGCGCGCCTGTCATCGTGCCCCCCGCCTTAGCCAGGCTCGCCGATGTTGCGTTGGCTATGGTGATTTTTTTAGTCGTGCCACCATCATTAACAACTAACTCTTCGGCACCGTCGGGTGAAGTGAGTGCTGGTAATTCGCTTATTTTTACGTCTGCCATGATTTAGCCCTTAATTTCCATTAGTATCATTGATGATTGTGCTGCACGACCACCCATCCTAAATGTCCCACTGTTCGCGCTGCTGCGACCCGCAACTGTATAGCCTACGCTTGATGTACTATTTGGAGAGTCTAAGGCGCTCAACGACACAGTTCCATCTGAACTGCCTGATCCACTTCCCCCATCTGGATCATAAGCGGCCATTCCGCGAACATTATCCGCGAACGCCCCATGCGGCCAACCCCCATTTGCTGAACTGTTAGACGGGGCTAAATTAGTCCCTGTTGCTGCTGCCCCTTTAGAACCCGACCCCCTAAAGGCTGTAACCATAAATGGAACTTTACCAAAAGCTGTTACTGTTTCGCAGTTGACATTCATGGTTACAAGTATTTTATTTGATGAGCTTGAGGGTGTAATTGTTCCAGTTAATCCACCAAACACATGGGTAGAAGATGATGAATCGTCAATACCATCATGGTAAAAGGCTTTCACTTGTAAAACTGACCCTGCTGGCATTTGGGCATCCGTCAAATTACCCACTGCCGCTGCTACTGCTGAATCGACCAATGTTTTTACAAAGGCGGTTGTAGCAATGCTAGTATCATTGTCTCCGGTTGCTGGCGTCACTGATTTAGGGTTGCCGGTCAATGTCGGGCTGGCTAGTGTGGCTAGGCCAAGGTTTGCAGCATCTAATGTGCCTACTGTTACCCAGGCATTGTTCGCGCCGTTGCGAATCTTTAACAGCCCTGCGGAAGTATCTGCCCACTGTTGATAACTATAAGTTGTGCTTGGTGCGCTGCTTCCGCTGTTTTGGCTAACCACCGCGTCCAAGACGTTATTAATGTCAGTCCTGACGGCTGCGCCGGTCCCGTTTGCTATATCATAATCATGCTGTGCCATTATGCTGCCTCTTTGCCATAGCCAATTGCTTGCCAGTTAATAGACCTTGCAATGCCTGTGTTAGATGAATTAAAACACTGGACCGTAAAACCAGTTCGCGCTTTGCTTGTAACCCTAAAGTAATCGCCGCTATTTGAATCGTTCATTGTCACGCCAATGACGGGGACCGCTTTAAAATTGCTGCCAAATGAAACGGCTGTACTGCTTGCAGACACCGATAAATCGCTGGCTTTTTCCACCCGGTCGGGCATATCAACCGTTACAGCTAGAGTGGTAATATTAATGTTAAAAGTTGAATCTGTATTAGTAACCATCACCCTAAACTCGTATGCCCTGGCGTGATAATCGCCTACTAAAAACGGTGCCCAATCTGTCCATGTTGGATTTGATGCGGGGTTGTTTGCCGTGGTTCTTAATTCTAAAATTGCCGTAATTGCATCACTGGATGCACCATCGAAATTTTGCCAGGTATCTATATTTGCTATTCTGTAATCAATTAAATCTGAAACAAGCGACACGGAAGAATTAATTTTGGCAGTAAGTCGGCTTGTATAAATTGAGCCTAAATCAAGCGAATTTGCAAAATAATAAGACCCGCTGCTTTCAATTACTCCAACATCGCCAATTTCGCGCGTTAACTTTTTGCCATCTTCTGCAATCAAAAAATCACTAGCCTCGGTTAATAAAAAACGCGGGGAACCTTCAAGTTTTAAAATGTTATTAACCACGATCATATTGTTTTTCGCACCAGAAAATGACGGGTTTTCCGTGGCTGTTACTACTGCATTAAAGTCGATAATGTTAGGCACCGTGGTTACGGCGTATTTTGCCGTTGTGCTAAATCGCCCACCTTCGTCCACCGCTTTGGCCATGTATGTGCCGGCCAATAGTGGCAAAACGGTTGCGGTTTGGCTGCCGGCAATGGCTTCGCCAATGTCTTGCCCATCTTCCCAGGTCGCGTTTGCTATTAATGGGCTGTGACGTATGCGAACATACCCGCCATTAATTACGTCTAAATCTGTTATTCTTGCCCAGCTTAAATGACATTGCCCATCAAGTGCCCGGATAGAAAAATTATTAACGTCGCCGGGTACAGCGGTTAACCCTGAGATCGTTTTGTTATTTATAGAGGCATAAGAAGATTTTGCCCCCATAGAGTTTATTGACCTAACTCGAAAATCATATTGCCCCGCTGGTATGTCATCGATTCTCGCCTCTAATGCGCTGGTTACGCCAATAAATATATAATTTGCCGCGCCGTTTATTTTGTACTCTGCCTCATACGCAACGACAAAGGCATCATTGGGTGCGGCCCAAGAAAAAAACGCTCTGGATTGTGTGCCTTTTGAGTTAACCGTGGTGTATAACTCTTCGGTTATATTATTAGGCAATGGGGCAGCAACAGAAAAAGGATTAGGTAAGTTTGTGCCTGGTATGTTTTGCGCTGCGGTCTTGGTTGACCACGGATAGATGCTATCTTGATGTTCGATTAATTCAACCGAGACAGTACCATCCATTTTTAACGAAAGAGCATTAACGCGGAAAGTCTTTGCAGACCATCCAGGGGTTGAATGCGTAACGTCTACAATGTCGCCGACTGCACAATTTAAAGCCTCACTGGTTGCTGTGAACTTACACGATAGACCGATCCGGCTTCTTTTTAATGTAATTTCCGCAATGTCTTGAGCCATGTATACATTAGTAACGGTGTTTAAATTTATTCTCGCCTCTAGCTCAACACCGCCATCGGCTAAGAGATATTGGGCGGCTTCTGTACTGCCAGATTCAGGGTATTGTATTTGGTCACTCTGCCAATTAGCGTTAGGATTATCAAAAACGGCTGTAACTCGGTTAAACCGGGCCTTTTTTGTTACACCCTGAATGCTCAGACTTCCAGCAATGTTTTTTTCGTTAAAAGCAAAGCTGCTCGACCCTTGATCCTCGACTATTACGCCGTATTTGCCATTTTGGTATGGCATCAAAGCTCTAAAACCTGACAATATAATTTTGGTATTTTGCAAAACTGTTTGATCGGTTTTTAGTATGACATTACATTCAAAAATCTTTTGCTGTGTGCCGCCTGTATAGGGTGTCACCATGGCATCGCATTTTGTGGCAGCGGCAGAAAACTGAGCATCATTAATAAAGCTAGCCGGCAGTGCCTTTCCAAATCGACTGTTGGTTAAATAGTCGCGCAGAACCCAAGCTGGGTTTGTACTGTACGCAATTGTTGAACCATTATAGATTTTACGGCCTTTAACCACTGCTTCAATGTTGGGTATGCCACTAAAAGCATCAGCATTCCATTTTAGCCTAACCGCCAAATAGGCAACGCCTTTTAAAGTGTGGTTTCCTGTCCAGCCAATCGATGCGTTGACAAAAATAGAGTCCGCTGCTTGAGTGTCCGTGCCTAAATATTTAGTAATATTAACTAAGCCACTAGAAAAATCTGTGCTTAATTTATCATCTATATAGACATCGCCTATGCTGTTTATTTCACCCTCACAAAGTGCCAGGATAATATATAAATATGTGTTGTCACTACCGCTGGATGCCACAAATACGCGAGTGCCCGAAATCTTTCTTTCGCCATAAACAACCGGTAATTGAGAAATATTAGACTGCTTATTAACTTTTGTACCTGATTCTGATTCTCTTTCGCGTTGAGATTTGCTAGAAATTATTGCAGTCGTTAACCAAGATGCAACAACTGAGGCAATTAAACTAATAAAGAAACCCATTATTTGCGCCCCCACTTAATATCTTTTACGGCGCTAGATGCAAACTCAAATCCTTTGTCGCCAGGGAAAAATATTTGCTGGCTGTTATGATTTGTTCGGCGACCACTTTCTTTCTCAAAGTCTGACCAGTGCGAGGCGGTTGATAGATTAATCTGGCTTGTGCTTTTATCATCTTTAATCGCAAAGCCATCTATACGACCTTTGTATAGGGGGATTGGAACGCCAATTATTGCACCAGCACTATTTAAAATTGCTCGGCTTATCACCACGCCACGATCGATGTAATTTTCACTAAGTAATATTGCAATAAATGTCTGATTTACACCGGACAGGTTAATAGTGAAAGTGCCTATTTGTGCGTCTGAGGTTTCGTTAACATCAGCCATTCCCAAAAGATGACTGCTAGAGCTATATGTATTATTGCTAAAAACAATGTCGTGGGAGTAATCAGTTAAATAAACAGGGGTTGAAAAATCAATACTAACTAAGTGCGCCATATTAAAAGCGTCTTTGGCTAGCTCTGTTATTACGTCTGAATGAATACCCCTGCTCATGACAAAGACTCTATAAAATCGACTTCGTATTTGTAAAACATGCCAGCGCCTAGTTGATAACCTTGCACATCATTGGCTAATCTAACTGTAAAAGGCACATTAATATAAATAACTGTGTCTGACGTTGTGACGGCTGTTATTAATGCCGGCGTAAAGGCCATTGCACCATTGCCAGAGCGGTCGGCGGTCAGCATATAAACTTTGTCATGGCCTGAAAACTTAACCACGTCACCGGCTTTTAAAGCCCCTGTAAGCCCTGCGATTGTGACCGACGTAGCGCCCAGGGCAGCCGCCGAACACGTCACCGTGCCACTGGGGTTGCCGCTGCTAGTGCTTATCTCTGTCGGTGTTACTGTAAACACTCCATGGCGTCCACTTTGCAAAACTGTAAACGCAAAAACGGGGTTAAACTCGGTCCTGGTTAATGGCGGGTAAGTAGCCGTAAACGTCCATTTTTGTCCACTAATCTTTCGGCTTTGCATACGACCGCTGACCGTTTCAGAAAATAAAGTCGGGCTTTCCGATTGTAGATTTATAGCGTTAAACTTTGGGGTTGTGGGATAACTCATGCTAGTGCCGGCCTCCCGCGCTCATTTAATGACTGATTGATAATATTCATTAACGTGCCGCGCCGTTTGGTCAATAATTCATCGAACCCGGCGGTGTCATTTGCGCTAATATTGATGGTGAAATTTCCTCCGCCAAGCTGGCTATTAGGAACCACGTTTGCAGCCTGGTTGGGCACCACTAATTCGGGTCCACGCTCACCCACAATGTATGGGCTGCCGGCGCTCATGGGTCCACCATTTGCACGGAATTGAGTGGAGCGAATCGATTGCACTTGAGCCATGCCGTTAGCTAAAGCAATTGCAGCAAACCCCAAGTTTAATGGAAAAGGTGAAGAAGACAGGGCTGTTGAAACTGATTTATAGGTATTAATTAATGCATCTTTTAATGCAAATGATTTATTCAAATCAAAAGCCGCTTTAAAGTTTCCGCTCAACGCTGCTAAAGTGTTTTTTCCTTCCTCTTTTAGATCACCAAAATCCTTTCTCTTTCCCGCTTTTTGCATCGCTGATTGTTTGGCTAAATATTGATGTGTTAACTCAATCGATTTATTTCGTTCCATTTCTTCACGCGCAGCAATTTTTTTGCGAAATTCAACCATCCGTCGATCATGATCTAAGGCATTTTCGTATTCCCGCGCGTGTTTGTCGGCGGTAGGTTTTGGGGTTAGATCGACTAATGTTGAACCTGTCGTGCTTACGTCTGTAATTACGTTACTGTCGGTTATTTTTGATAACCTGGCTTCCAAACTATCAAGGATTTCTAGGGCTGCGGAATCATCAATTTGTGGTGTTATCGGATTCGTGCTTAAAACTTCCCCGGTCGATATTAATTCCTTAAGAGCTAATATTGTTAACTCTAATTTTGCAACCTGTGGGGCTTGTGATGCTATCAAAGGAACATTTCCTTTGCTTATATTTGCAAGCATTTCAATGTGCTGAACTGTGCTGGCTATTTCTTTATTTATTGACTCAATCGTTCTTTTGTCGCCGAACATTTTTTCATAAATATTTGTGGCACTTCCAAGTGCATTAGAAAACCTAATAATTGAATTGGTTACGGCTGTAAATGCCTTAACCATTGACCGGGAGGCTTTTACAACATTTACGGCAATTTCACGCGAGAACTGCGCGATACCACCAGAATCATCAATTTTCATTTGGACAAAATTACGCAAAGCGTCGGTCGCTTCGGTAATAATTGGAGCCAGGGAAGCAACCACACGGTGAAACACATTCCCCAGGTAGCTGGTCAAACGTAAAATCGCGTCATTGGCATCCTCCACGCCCTGGATAAGCGCGCCCGACATTACTAGGCCCAAGCTATCGGCTTCGGCTTTCATGGCTTCCATGGCGGCTTTGCCATCCTGGAGCATGTTAATGACTTTGGCACCCCTGGCACCGAATAGGTCATAAACAAATGATGCCCGGTCGGTTTTGTTGGTCATTCCTTCCAGGGCGGTTGCCGCTTGGCCCATCACATCGGAAACGCTTCGGGTTGAACCGTCGGCATTTTTGGCAGATATTCCATAGCGTTCAAACGCGTCTTTGGCTTCGCCAGTACCGCCAGCCACATCGGATATATTAATGGCCAGTTTTTGCATGGCTTTGTTTAGTGCCTTGCTTTCCACGCCGCCCAATTCGGCGGCATATTGGAACCGCTGCAACTCTGTGACTGATAGACCAATCGCCCTGGCTGTTTTGGCCAGTTCGTCCGTGGCATCCATCGAGCGTTTAATTAAGAAACCAATACCCAGGGCGCCGGCAGCCAAACCTATGGCGGTTTTCATAGAAAAGGCTGCTTTGGCAATACCGCCTAGTCCAGCGGTAACAGCCATAAAAGCACGGCGGGTTTTGTTAACCGCCTTAATCTTGATTTTTATGTCTTTATTTGCCATTTTTCAATTCCAAAAACGCTGCCCAGAGTATAATTTCGTCGGTATCCAGGTCCATGATTTCCCCCAGGGTTTTGTGGAGGTGTTCGGCCAACATCATGGCGAACCTTAAATCATGGTCCTGTTTTAGTTTTTTATTGCATCCTCAAATTCTGGGTCGTCGCCGCCCATTTCTGAAACCACGCGGCTGATAATGTCCGGGTCAATCTGTCTCATTAGTTCGGTCATGTTGCTGCGCTTAAATAATTTGGTGCCGTCTTGGTCCATGGCTCTCAAAATAAACGTCATGGCCACGGCTTCGGCTTGCTTTCCTTCACCATGCAATTTTAAAACTTCGCCCTGGTCCTTAAAATTCATAGACGGTTTGTAATAAATGACGGTTTCTTTTCCATCGACCAACCATTCTGGCACGTTGGAAAATTGCAATTTGCCGCTCATGCGGTCCCTAAATTGCGTCTTTGCTACCTCTAAAATATTACTCATAAAATTCCCCGATTATTTAAAACCCCCGATTAATTAGCGGCGAACGCATCGGGGAAAACGCTGTTTCAGGCCAAAGCCCTAGCCGCTAAACTGGTTAGGAAACGGCTGCCCAGGTTAGAGCGCCCGAACCAGTGAAACTAAACGTCTGTTCGACCATTCCATCAATTGCGGCACTGACACCGATTTCCGTGACAATGGCGCTTCCCGTCGCAAAATAATCGCCGTTTGCCGATCCTTCTGGGAAAAGATTTAACACCAAGGAAGCTCCAATGGTGACCGCGTTTTGCCCGGCGTCGCCCTCATCCCAAAACATTTCGCAAGAGCCACTAAACGTGGTTTGCCCTGCTTTGTAGGTTTTAGAGCTATCACCAAGGGTGGTATCTTCGATGGTCCCGGCTGTCTCTGATAACGAATACGAACGTAATTCGCCGATTGTGGTGGACCCGATTTTTACCAGGCCGGCTGTAGCTGCGTGATTAGCCATTAGTTGGCCTCCTTAGTTTTAGTTACTTTCTTTGGTTTTGCGGCCGGCGCTTTATCGCTCCAGCCACGGTTTTTCATCGTTTGAATTTGGCTGGCGTGCGTGTCTACAACCTGGTCATTTTTGTACATCAACATCTGTGGACCTCACTTTTGTTCGGTTTAAATAGCATTAATTGGCCATTTTGTTAGGTTTGAATAGCATTAATTAGCAATAGTATTTGGCGCACCTGGCGCAATTCGATATGCTGCTTTCAAAGTTAACGTCGCCAAAGCGTTTGGTTTATCCTGCTCGGCGCTGTATTCAATTTGCGTATCTTCTAAATAAACATCTAACACTTTGCCATTCAACGTCGTATCTGCTGAAATCGCGGTTTCTATTTCCGCGCAAATTGTATCAATTACATCCTCAACGCCAGCCTTTGCTTTTGCCCTGGCTTCCACTCTTAATTGTAAGTTATGCCAATTTCTTGTTTTGCTGCTCAAATCGTCGTCCACTGTGTCGCGGTCTGCGTATATCGTTAAAGCGGGTAAAACGTCATAGGCAAAAATCGGTCGATCAAAGACCCGGCTGCCGGTTGATGTTAGGCCCGTTAATGTCGTCACCAACTGGGCGCGTATTTGCTGCCGTGCGTGTGGCATTACGTTTGGTCCTCAAGTATTAGCGAGACAATTCCAGTGCCGTCGCGCTGCACTCCCTGGACGTGATAAACCACGCCACCAATTGTCAATGCGTCACCATGGGCAATGCTTGAAACATCGGCTTGGGCGCAAGTAAATACCGGGTGAAAACCCTCAACGCCCTGCACTTCCATAAATGATTCGTCAAAGATTCCATTGATCGTTGTACTTCCCAGGGTCGCGTTAACTGCGAAATCCTCAGTATCAAAAAACGAATCAAAATCTTCGACAAAAGCCATGGGTTATGCCTTTTTCTTTGCTTTCGCGGGTGCTTCGGTGGCTGTATACGCCTCGGCCTTACCCATACGAATTAAAGTTTGCCCGTCCTGGTCGCTGACTTCTGCGACTGAACCAGCCAACAAATCTTTGCCGCTTGCTGCGGTCGTGTTTAAAATCTTAACTTTCATCTTATTCACCTGGTTAAATTATTACCTGGTTAAAAATGGGCGGGTGTTACCCCGCCCCAGGGTCTAGAGTTTACGAACCACCCGAACCTTTAGCGAACGATTGTGCGTGACGTACTGCAATGTCAACATCCTGCAAACAAACCACGCGGACGGTGCCTGACGCTGAACCAGTAGAGGTATCGACGTTAATATCTAAGCCGCCCCACATACCGATAATCAAGTCTGCAAAGTTACCAAAGACAACCGTATTAGCCGTCATTTGATTAGTAACAGCCATGTTGTAACCATTAACCTGGTTGTTAGCCATTACGAATTGACCCGAGCCGGAATCTTTCGCTTTCTGCTTCATGGCACCCGCCATGGCGGCCGTTGAAACATAACCTAGCGAGCCGAACAAAGCGTTGTCGATAGACACTTGTGATTCAACATCAACCATCTCGCCAAAGGTCGGATTACCCGCCGCCGCAAAGGTTTTTGCGCCAATGCCGGTCGTGGCTAATATGCCAGTGGGCTGGTTGCTAGAACCAGTGCCAGCTATTGCCGCCAAATCAATCGCCATTGCCAAACGCATTGCCAGGTCGTTGCGTACAAAACCTTCAATGTCGATTGAACTTTGAAGCAATAACTTACGGCTAATGTCAGAGAACGCACCAACCGTCTTGGGTGTCATTGCTACCTGGTCAAATGCTGCCTGGCTTTCAGTAACAGCGGCCGATTCCGCAACCCAATAAGCTGTTGCTCCACTGGTTTGACGCGGGATGGCGACGTTGCCAGATAGATCGCGCAACATAGTAGCGCCCAAACCAGCAACAACCATGGCGTTTTCTAAGCTATCAATAAAGCTGTTTGACAAAAGATCGGTTGCAACAGTGTTGCCGCCAGCGGTCGCCGTGCCCACGTTTAAATCACGCTTTAACACTTCGGTTGGTACAAACAAACCTTGGGCTGTTCTGCCCATTGAATCTGCCGCTGCGCGTGACGCTTCAAATTCAAACGCTGCTGCATCTTGTGCGCGACGATCGCTTGGGTTAGCTAAAGCGTGAATGGCGCGCATAAAGGAGAAATTACGCACTTCTTTTTCAGTCAAACCAATGTCGGTTGAAACAACCGGGGCTGGCTTGCTGATATTGTTTAACACATGGCTGCGAAACTCATTGGCTGTTTGGCCGCTGGTGATTGCTGCGCGTGCGTCGGTTGCAAAACCGTGCTGGTTTCCAATGGCTTCAATATCAGTAATGCGGCCCAACTCGGCTTTTCTCACGTCCTCAATTGCAAATGTATTGTCGACAACTGGTGCGACTTCTGGTGCTTTCGTATCCATTTTGGATTCCTCAACTTGTTTAATTTTAATGTTAGTTACTTCGGTTTGATGCTCACCATCAACGCCACGGCCAATACCGACCCCGGCGTCTGCTGGAATGCTCACCATGCTTATTTCGTATGGTTCCCAATCGGTCGCCCGGTAGGATTCCATGCCGTCTTTTTCAGATTCCAAAGCCATTTTGTGAATGCGGTAGCCCACACTTACAGACTTGCGAATGCCGTCTTTAACGTCTTGCCAAATTTCCTCTGCGCGGTCGCTTTTCCCAAAACGAACCTGTGCCCGGCCCACCCGGTCGCCAGAAATTACCACCGACTCAACGACGCCCACATGATCTGTGCCATCGTGATCTACCAGGACCGGGCCGCCGTCATTCAACCTGCCAAGGCGAATGGATTTGGCGTCATGGTCCAAGATTTCGTCACCGAACCACCTTTGTACTGGTGCCTCGCTTGAGAACGCCAATTCAACTGTCCTGGCTTCCTCATTAATTGCGTCCCTGGATAGGTCAAAAGACCGATGCAAAGAGCCTGTTTTAATCGTCTTGTTTGTCATTATTAACCTCTTGCGGTTCGACTTGTTCGACGGCAATACCGTACTGTTTTAATAATTCGTTTTCTGCTTGTAATTGCGCCAATGTGTCTTCAAAGTCGCGCCCTGCTGACGCTGCCACTTCGGTCCTGGACATAATTCCCATCTCAATGCCTAGCTTGCTGGCTTGTTGATCTTTTAAGGGGTCAACCCAGGCCCATCCTCGCGGCTGAAATTCAACCTTTGTGAATTTTTCGTATTTCCGCTGCGGTAGCGCCAGGGCTTGGGTTGTCAGTGCTTGAACTAACCAGGCACGATAGACCGGGCGGCATAGCTGGTTTGATAGCCAATTTTGGATGGTTCGCCATTGTTCACGCTCTTCTAAAACACCGGACCGAATCGAGGAGAAATTTACGCCTTCTAGATCGTTTGCTAAGGTGTTGTAGGCCACGTTTAGGCCACTGGCTGCACCACGCAAAGCCGTCTTTATAAACGCTTGGTATGCGCTCGTTGGGTGCTGTGGGTCGAAGGCTTTGAAGTCCACGCCCTGGGGCAATTGCTCCATGGCTCCTGGCTCCATATCCATTAAAAGGTTGCCGTCGTCGTCTTCGTCGCCCACATATTGGTCGCCGTCCGGGCTGGTATAAAAACCCATTTTGCTGCTGGAAATACGCGCCGCGATTAGCTCGGCTTCTTCGTATGCGCCAACCTGATTAAGCCGGTTAATTGCTGTGTGCATCCAGGGGACGCCACGCGCTTGCCCTGGG